GACGGTCACCGGCAATGGGAACCCGACCCGCCCCGCCGGCGCGATGCCGCTGGGTCTGGTCGAAGCGCACCTGGAGAAGTTCAACGCGGACAGCCGTCCGAAGTCGTTGAGCGACCCGCTCTGCACCGTCATGGCGTCTTCGGCCAAACATGCGCTCGTGAAGACGACGCTCGCGCCGTTCGTGACCTATGGGCAGCATGGCGGCGCCAGCAGGTCGATCGAGGATCCGCATCACACGATCGCCGCCTCAAGCAAGGATCAGAACTGCATCGCCGCTGCGACGCTGGCGCCGTTCGTGGTGCCGGTCACGCATCAGGGCGACAGCCGTGTGCATGATATCGAGGAGCCGTTGCGCACTGTCACCGGCGCGCACCGCGGCGAGCTCGCGCTGGCCGGGGCGTTCCTGACGAAGTTCGCGACCGGGAACGACTCGACGAGCCCCAACGATCCGACCCAGACGATCGAGACCAAATCGAAGCAGGCTGTCGTCGGCGCGTTCCTGTCGACGTTCAACGGCAGCAACACCACCGGCGGCGGTGGTGACGCCGAAGAGCCGCTGAAGACGGCGCGTGCAGGCGGCCAGCATCACTCGGTCGTCGCGGCGCACATGGCGCAGTTCAACAGCAACCCCGACGGCTCGGTCAACGCGGGCCATGACATGCGCGACCTAGTCAGCACGATCGCGACGCGTGGCCCGCATCAGGGCGTCATCGAGACGACGCTCGTCGAGGAAGGCGACCTGCCGCCGGAAATGCTCGACCGGGCGGTGCTGACCGCCGCGTTCCTGATCAAATACTATGGGGAGGGCGGACAGAGCCAAGCCGCGGACCGGCCGCTCGATGTCGTCACGACGAAGGCGCGCTATGCTGTCGTGACGGTCACTATCGATGCCGTCACCTATGTCATCGTCGATATCGGGCTGCGCATGTTGAAGCCCCGCGAGCTGGCGCGCGCGCAGGGCTTCCCCGAGGGATACGTCCTCGACCCGATCGTGCGGAAGCTGCTGCGCGGGAAATGGGTCGACGCGCGGCTGACGATCGCCGAGCAGATCAGCGCGATCGGGAACAGCGTCTGCCCGCCCGTCGCTCGAGCGCTGGTCGCCGCGAACCAACCGGGGATCGTGCCGATGAGGCTGGCCGCATGACCGATGCCCCGCCAGCGATGGTCCGCATCGAGGACGCCGTGCTGCGCGCCGCCGACGTCTCGCACATGAAGTGGGACCGAGGGCACAGCTACACGAACCTGCGCATCACGATGCGTGACGGCGCGGTCTATGTCGTCAGGGAGTGGCAGGGTGCCGCCTATGACGCCGAGCGCCGCCTGCTCGCGTCGATCGAACACTGGTCGCGCGTCGAGGCGGCCACATGATCGTCCTCCGTCCAGTCCAGCGCATTGAGGCGCGTCAGTTCGTCCTAGATCATCATCGTCACCACGGGTGGGTGTCGGGCTTCCTATGGCTTCACGGATTGGCTGGGGACGGTGGCGCGCTCAGCGGGATCGCCGTCGTCGGTCGGCCGGTCGCGCGGGCGTTGCAGGACGGCCTGACGATGGAGGTCACCCGCCTATGCACCGACGGCGAACCGAACGGGTGCTCGATGCTCTACGGCGCGGCAAGGCGCGCGGCGATCGCCAAAGGGTATCGCCGCGGGCTGACGTACATCCTGGCGAGCGAGACCGGCGCGTCGCTGCGCGCGGCCGGCTGGCGGCTCCTATGGCGCGTGCCTGGCCGCAGCTGGGACACGCCGACGCGGCCGCGAACGGACAAGCATCCCACCGTCGACAAGCTCGCCTACGGCTGGGGGGACTGGTCGACGACCGACGCGAGGATGGCCGCATGACCTGCTTACTGCACCAATCGATCCCGGGTGCTGATCGCTATCGCTCCACGGTCGTTCAGCCCTCCGCGGTAAAACTTCTGTTCCGCGATCTTGAAAATCAGAGCCTCGTTGCCAGCAAACTGCCGGTCAGCCGCCTCGGGTCTGATCGTGACGTGAAACAGGTCCTCAAAGGCCTCACGAGAGATAGCGCATGGGACTGGCCCCCTGTCATCGGTGGCGTTGAACCGGAAAATTTCCGCGTCGAAGTCGTAACGGCCGGAGCCCATCTCGAACTTGATACCGGCGCGCGTCATGTCGATCGTCCTATCACTTTCTCGCGGCCAATGGTGCGCGCGCCGCTCGCGGGGTGCAAGACAAAGACGCGCGGCCGCATGATCGTCCGCCTCACCCCGGCATCGGCTATGGATGGTTGGACGGGCAAGCGCATAAGGATGTAGGCCCGATCTCGAACAACTAAGGCGGAGGGGTAATCTGGTGGACGCGGCATTTATCGGTGCGACCGCAGCGATCGGCGGCATTCTGCTCGGGGGCGGGGTGCGCGCCTGGGAAGCGGATCGAGCGCGAAAAAGGGACGCAGAGAGCCTTCTCGCCGCGCTCGTTGCAGAGGTCGAGGCGCTAGTCCGCCTAATGGATCATCGTAAATTCCTCGAGGCCATCACTGCATGCGGGTTTGAGGCCTTCGAGCTGGTGCAAGCTGGCCGAGCACACGAACCCGCCAATTTTCTAACAATTTCTCTTCGCCATAATTACTTCGTCATTTACGAGGCGTCGACGAGCAAGATAGGCTTGCTTCATCCGTACATGGCAGACAGAATTGCGCGCTTTTACACGTACGTCAAAGCAGTAAGCGAGAACTACGACCCCACCTCGCCGTTCCAGCAAGGGGTAACTGCTCAAGAGGTTGTCCAGATCGTAGAAAACGACGTGCAGCTTCTACAAACAGCTTTGGTTCTGGGTAGGCACATTGCCACCTTCCACAAAATGGCCCCGCCCGCGGGCATCGTGGACCCCTTCGTGGCGCTGCCGCAGCAAGAGCCAGCCCTGCCGCGAACATGATACCGTCGCCGATGATCAGGCCCCGAACTCAGGCCCTTCCTCGTCCGGATAAAAGGCGTGGGGATCGTACGCCGGTCGCTGCGCCGGCCGCATCTGGCGGGGAGGGGCGGGCTTCGTAGCATCAGGGACCGGGGCGGGCAGGGTAGGAAGCCCGCCTCCGAACCGGATCCGGATATAGGCCCCGCTTCCGTGCATCGCCTGGAACACGGCGACCGCCTCGTCTCCCTGCATCCGCTTGCCGATCAGCGGGGCGCGCTCGGCGCTGACATAGCCCAGCTGCACGCCGCGTTCGGACCAGACGGCGATCGCGTTGCTGTCGTGGGGGTTGGTCGGTTCGGGCCGCAGCTCGACCGGGTCGCCGGGCGCGCAGAACATGCACTCCATGCGCCGGTTGGTCTTGTCGGGGTTCGGGAAGTCGATCCCGACGATGGAGGTGGTCAGCTCGTCCATGCGCGCACCTTGCCCGAATCGTGCGCGACCGCATAGACTCGTCAGATGGCTCCTTTTGACGACTCCGCGGACCCCGCCCTTGGCGCCGCATGCAACCGGCTCGCGGCTTGGGTCGAGACGCTCCGCGAAGGCATGGTGATCGAAGAAGGCTTCGACCTTACCGAGGATGACCTCGGGCTGATCCTGCGGCATCTGCATGCGACCCGCCAGCAGGGGCAGATCGAGACGCTGAGCATGGAAGAGGCAGCGCGGCGCTACGGCCGAGCGTCGGTACCGATTACTGCGAAGGACTGAGCATGGCCGACGAAGCACCTGACCTCAACGACGCCGTCGCTCGCGTGACGGCGTTCCTTGCCGGCTGGAACCCCGGCGACGTGATCGACGAAGACAGCGGCATGACGGCTGACGACCTCGGCGTGCTGCTCGCGTTCGTGAACGACTTCCCGTCCAGTGACTGACCGGGACGTATGGATCAAGGCGGCCGAGATCTTCGGCGAACATGGTGACCTGTCAGCCGCCTTCATCATCGGCGAGTTGAGCAACGTGCTCGACGACAAGGTTGCGGTTGAGGATTGGCGGCGCATCGCCGCGGCCGTCGATGCGATCGCGTACGAGAAGAGGGCCTGCTAATGGCCAGCCCCGCCGCACGCGTAATGGACTTGGCGAACATGCGGTCCCTCGGCATCCGGAGCGTCGCGCTCGCCTGCAGCTGCGGGCGAGGCGCCGAGGTCAATGTCGACGCGTACCCGGACAGCTACCTCGTCCCCGATATGAAGAGGCACTTCCGCTGCTCGAGCTGCGGCAAGCGACCATACGACAGCCGGCCGGACGTCCGCGCAATGCAGAGCTCGCGGGGCAGTATCGATATGCGATCACACGCACCGGAGCCGCGGTACTGGCCGGACGAGGATAGCCCGCTACCGCCAGAGCCGTTGCGGAGGCCGATGCCTTAGGTAGGCGGCGTGGCAGTCGCGACGACAGCCGCAGTCGCTGCCTCAGCCTGCTTCAGCGCCGCCATGCGCTCAGCCTCGGTCGCGGCATTGCGCGCTAGGAGCAGTCCGCTTTCGGTCAGCGCCATCGCCAGCCGGATCCGCGCGGCGCGCTCCGGCGACACGAACGGTAGAATCAGTTCGGCCGACGCAGCGACCCGCTCATAGGCTACCTGCGCGCGATCGATCGCGGCAACCGGGGGCGGGGAGATCGTGGTGCAGGCGCACGTCATCGAGGCCGCGCACAGCGCAGCCAGCATGGTCTTCTTCATGGTTCAGTCCTCGGTTGCCGAATCGATGCCGAGCGCGGAGAAGCGTCAACGGCGCGATTCGGAGTGTGACGATGGATTGGGAAAAGGCGGCGTTTATGTTCGTGGGCGCTGCGAGCGTGACAGCGAGCTATTACCTAGCGCGCGCCGCTCACGGCTTTTGGAGCCACCACCGGAGAAAGTAGGCGCCGGCCCCCAGAATGCAGCCGCCGACAAAGGCGATCCATAGGCTCATGCCCAACCGCCCGCGACCAGCGCCGTCTGGAATTTCATCGCGTAACCGGCGACGAGCTCGGCGCGGTCGACGCCGTTGATGATGCGCCGCGCGGAGATGAACTGCTTCAGCGTGGCGGCGCCCTTGGCCGGCAGATAGCTGGCGAAGCTCTTCCCGGTGAACCACCCCTCGGTCATGCCGCGAACCATGATGGCCGCGGAGATCTCCGTCTCCATCGCCCGGTCGTAGTTCGAGGTGAGCGCGCCCTTCAGCTCGAGCTCGTCATCGGCGCGCTGGTAGTTGAAGTCCCAGGTCAGCTGGACATCGCCGCGGCCGTACGCGATCTGCCCGTCATGCTTGCTCGGCTTTCCATATGGCTTGCCGCGGCCGCGGCCGATCTCCGGCACCGGCTGCATCTTGCGATCGGTCTCGTGAAAGGACGTAGCAAGCCCGTAGGCTACATAGGCCAGTGGCGACCCGGCCGCAGCGAACGCTGCGAGCTTAGCCTCGATCCCCTCGACCTGTACTTTCGTCAACGCGCCAAACAGCGGGCGAATCGCCGCAAAGAACTTAGACGGCGTTGCCAGCCCGTGCGCAGGACGCGCGGGTGCTTTCGCCGGTGATACCGTCGTCATGGTTGTTCTCCAACTTGACTTTGTGTTGTGACGCTGCCGTGATGGCGGAGGTGGTGCGCCTCCCCGTTCGCCGCCCGGTCCGCCGAGCTGCCCTGTTCGGCGGACCGCTACGCGGGCGGCTTGTCGTCGATCTCGGGCGGCTCGATCTTGATGCCCGATGCCTGTTGCGCGATTATCTTCACCACTGTGACGATCAGGCGGAAGGTCGCGAACCCGAGCCAGCCAGCGGAGATGCCGGCCGCGAGGATCATCCAGATCGGCCACGAATATTCAGCAGCGAGCGCGCCGCCTAGCGCGCCGAACGCGGGAAGCATGGTCATCTCGACGACGACCTGCTTGCTTCCGATCGCGTCGCCGCGCTCGTATTTTTGACCTAGGCGACCGATCTGGCCGGACGCAACCGCGAAGACCATCAGCGCGAACGCAGGCCAGCTGTCTTTGATGTTCACGGATATGCTGCCGATACTACGCCGATCCCGACGCCCATGAGTGCGAAACCAGCACTGATAATCAGGCTGAGCGAGCGCCGTTTCGTTACCGCGGCGTGGACGGCGGCCATGCCGGTACACATCGCGACGGCGCCGGCGAGATCCATGACACGGTCGAGCCCCTCCCACCGTCCTGGGGCGCGCGCGACCAGCTGCACGACGTCGCCGACGCTGCCGAATGACAGCCCCAGCCCGAGCAGCACCATGCCCACAAACAGCAGCATGACGGACCAGGGCGTCGTGATGGCGATCAGCAATTCGGCATATTGTCGATCGACGCTGGCCATGAACTGTTTGCGACAGGTCGGCTTGTCGCGCCCGCCGCACCGTACCAGATGCCAGGCGCATAGAATGACTGGCTTCAGCCCGTGGAACCCGGCGAGCGCGAACCGGATCGACGACAGGAAGATGATCCAGACCGCGGTGATTCCGACGATGTGGATGACGGCGGGCTCGGTCATGAAGACGCCCCCCGGCATGGCGTTGGGCGAAGCGACCAAAGCGGGGAGGATGCCGGGCGCGCTCACGGCAGCACCTTCCGGGCCCAGGGTCGACGCACGCGAAACGTGAACGTGCCCGCTCCGGTGCAGTAGGCGCGGGTGAACCAGTTGGAGCCGGTGACTGCGCCGGCCGGCGCCGTGATCACCGGCGTCTGCGCGACCGCGGTATAGCCGCCGGGGATCTGGCCGTAGTTGATGCCGGGATCGGGGTAGAGGTCATAGACCACGTTCGTCGCCGCTGCTGACGCCACGTTCATGTAGGTGGTGATGCCGGCAAGGCCCGTCGCGCCTGCCGTGACGCTGATCTCCGCGCCTGCAACCGCCTGCGTCACCCCGCCGGTGAAGTCGGCGTTCGTGAGGCCCTGCTGGATCGAGATCGTCTGCGGTGCAGCCGGCGTTGCGGCCGACGTGCACGTCGCCGCGAGCACGAGCTCGTTGCCCAGCGCCGCGCCGGTGATGTCGATGGCCGTCGCAGCGGCGACGCTGACCGTGACGGTTGCGCCCGCCGGCCCGCCCGTGAAGACGGTGAACCCGTTGGGCGGCGCCGTGCCCGACGCGCCCGCGCCGAGCGTGCCGCCAGTCGTGTTCGTGAACATCGAATTGACCAGCAGCGCGGCCGTGCCGAACCCGCGAGAATCGGTCTGCAAGGTCGCCTGCTGCGGCAGCGGAGGCATCAGCTGCTGGATCAGCTGCGCGAAGGCGACGCCGGTCCAGTAATAGCCGAGCAGGTTCGAGTGGAGTCCGTCCTGGCTGAAGCCGGCCTTGTATGCGCTCGACCCGGTGTTCGTGTGGGCGAGGACGACTTCGCGCGGGTCGAACACGATCACTCCGGGGTTGGCCGTGGCGTATTGAAGGATCCGCTGGTTCAGGTCGTTGATGTAGCCGGTCTGCGGCGCGGTGAACGCGCCGCTGCCGGTGTCGAGCATGATGATCGGGCGCGTGCCCTGCGCGAGCGCGGCGTTCGCCATCGTCACGATATTGGCGAAAGGCACCGTCTCGGTCGTCCCGGCGCCGATGTCGTTGACCCCGCCCCAGATGACCAGGAAGGCCGTCTTGCGCGCCAGCGCGGCGGGCAGGCGGGCCAGCATCTGCGTCGTCGTGTCGCCCGCCACGCCGTACTGGCCCATGATGACCATCCGGCGACCGGACAGCGCGTTCGCCCAGTTGATGAAGCTGCGGGCGGAGACGTTATTGCAGCTCGGATAGTCCTGGCACTGCGACTGGATGCGGCTGTCGCCGATCGAGGTGATCGTGTTGCCGGGAATGAAGCCCGCGGCGCCGGCGGGCCCCGACGGATTGACCAGCTGCGCCGGCGCCAGGCTCGAGGCGAGCAGCAACAGCGACAGCATGATGAGGCGGAGAATGTTCATCGGTCAGAACCTCGTCGCGGTGTACGGCTGCGCGGCCGCGTTGGGGTTGAGCAGGGTGAACGTGCCGACCGGCCGGTTCGGCGGGCGGTAGGACCCGCCAGCGTTGATCGGGTAGCTGTTGACGCCGTTCGCCGCGGGCGTGCCCCACGACCCCCAAAGGGTGACGCTCGAAGGGTTCACGATCTCGGTGTCGGAGCCCGAGACGAAGGTGACCGCCGCCGTGCCGCCAGCAGCGATCGTTCCGCCCTGCTGTATCGGAGCGGATGCGCTCGGTGCGGTCGTGACCGGCAGCGGGCTGGCGGAACTCACCGGCGAGCAGGTGCCGTCGGCGACGGACCGGACGCAGATCGATTGCCCTGGCGCCCACCCCGAGGGGAAGATGACCGAGCTGCCGACCGACTGCGCGGACGCGAGCGAAGGGGAGAGGGCAAGCGCGATCGCGCCCGCCCAGCGGAGCAGTTGCTTCATGTCGTTCCTTCCAAGATTGCTGTCGATCATTTATCTGCGCCAGGCACGGCTAAGGGCGGCCCTGGGACAGGACCGCCCTCGGAATTGGCGATGGATAGAGGGTCTTAAGCCGCGAGCTTCACATGCGGCGGTGGAGAAGGGCCTACTGGATGGCTGACCCTGCGGCGGTCGTCGAAAATATGGTTGGCAGCCGCATCGCCTGATCGAGACCGCGCGAGGCGCGCCGCCCAAGCTCTTGCGCGGGCAATTCGATGAACCTGTAAATCGCCATCGAAAGCACAAGGCTTGCCACGAGAAAGGCCGCCGTCACCACAGCGCCCCACAGCCACCAAGAACCCACCGATGGCCAGAACGGCGCGGCTACGCCCGCGACGATCGGGTGCACCAAGTAAAGCGAATAGCTGATCCCTCCGAGGAAGACCGCAAAGTTGCCTGCGAAGGCCCGCCGCTTCACACACCAAAGAAACGCCCAGATCCCCGCCGCGTAACCGGTACAGATTGCGACAACGCTAAGTTGCGAACCGTTGGTGTACCGGTAGCCGAGATAGTTCGCGACGGTTACGGCGATCAGCAACAGGCAGCCTGCCCAGCCGGCCCATCGCTGCGCGACCGGGTCGCCCTCGAGAACCCCCAGCCGAATTAGCGTGCCGTAGTGCATCGCAGCTAGAAAAGTCGCGGTACCCGCCGGCAGGGCGCTTCCCAAATGGCCCCAGCGCCACGCCCCCATCGCCAACGCTGCGGCAACGAAAACTGCCATAGCCGCGATATTGAACCACGCGGAATGCAGCACTCTAGCTTTGAAGGCTGCAGCGCAGATAGCGTAGAACACCAGCTCAAGCGCGAGCGTCCATGTCACACCCAGAATATATGGCTGGCCCAGAGCCTTGGGCACCATGGTCAAGTTCGCGACCAGACCCGTTAGTGTGGTCGATCCTACAGCTGACGGCAGCATGAGCAGTGTAAGCCCGCAGGCCAACCAGTAGGCCGGAAATAGCCTGAATATCCGCGAGATGCCGAACCTGGATAAAGGCTTTGAGCCCTTGAAGCTGAAAGGGATAACAAACCCGCTGATGCAAAAGAAGGCGACCACGCCGAATCTGCCGGGACTGAAATATTCAAGGATACAGGCTCGCAAAATCTCGCTCAGTCCGGCCGGCATCTCGCGCGCCAACATCATTTCGGCCCAGTGGGCCACAACGACTGAAAGGGCTGCCAGCCCGCGAAGGCCATCGATATATTCAAGTCGCCTTGCCATAGGTCGCCCTAAAGGTGGTCGAAAGGGATCTCGTACCTCGCGGCCCCTGCGATTGCACGGAATTTTGGACTGGCGCTAACCTTTATAGTGGAGGTCAATCCGCCACTGGCGTCAGCGCGATATAATCGACCCACATGCCTACACCCGTGCCGTTATTGTAAAGCTCTAACCCGAGAATGTCGCCATCGCCCCAAGACGAAAGGTCCAACGTATCGGGGGCTGCCCTGCCATAGGTCGTGCCCAGATTGATGGTCAGCGCCTGGAAGAACACCCCCGGGTCTGTGCTGCCAGCCGGCGCTCTGGTCGCGATGAACGTGAAGCTTCCCGTGGCGATTGCCGCTGAAAGCCGATTCCGAATATTGACCTTGTAAAGCGCGGCAGACGCCCGTCCGCCGATTTTGGTATAGAGCCCGAACCCGGAGCCCTGCTGGTTACTGATTTTGATGGCGCGATCGCCGGTGGCCCCAATGTCGGCAACGATGCCCTCAATCGGCATGCCTCCGATGCCGACACCGCCCCAATAATTCGCCGCAGTGCAAACGACCGGCGACAGAAAGCCCTTGGTGGTGGCAATGCCAGGTTCGTCGGCTTGCGGGAGTCCGAGGCCGTGCGTGGCACCGGTCGACATCACGACGCGCCCCTTGGTATTTGCGGCGCCGATGATGTTTTGAAAGTTCAGGGGGGCATCGTAGATGCGGATACGATAATCCGACTGCTGGTCTCCGTAGGCCCAGCTTGAAGGGTCGTCGATGATAGGCGCCCAATCCAAATTTGTCACCGGCACGCGGGGAGAAGTCATCGCGATTTCTCGACCGCTGGGGCCGAGGCGGAAGATTTTTGACGAAGCGCCAAAAAGCGGGCTGTCGATAGTTGTGCCATACCCGTCGAGATAAAGGTGCGCAGCTGAATGCGCGCCTTCCATCAGCATGCTGCTGCCCGATCCGATGCGAGTTCCCCGGCAATTGTCCCACACAAGGTAGGCATCTTCAACGTTGCCAGCATTGGAAACGCCTCCACTATAAGGCACGTTGATCTTGTTGTTGTTTCCGAAGTTTCCGGACTTCTCAATATGGAATGCCCTTCCGTTGCCGACCGTGCGGGGTGAAAGCGAGGAATTGTCGCAGGCGTACAAGTCAAAAGCGCGCCGAAAGTTATACATCTCGCACTGCGCCGTAACTTCTAGTTCGAAAAGCTTCTGCGCAGTGATGAAGTCACCGGTCTGCGTCGGTCCGCCGACGCCGATTGCGCCACAGAAATCGAACAGAACGCCCGAAATGAAATTGTAATCATCATCACCGCTCCCCGGAATATCGGACGGCGTGAACGTGCGAGGGTCGTTAAACCGAAATACATTGGCGGCCGGGTTCAGCGTCTGAAAGAACAATCCCGAGAATTTAAGTCGGCCGACACGAGCGCCAGCGCCGGTCCTACTCTTGATATCGAACATGGAGCCGGAGCCGCTGTAGACGAACCGCGAGAACGATTCGTAGAGCCCGTCCGGGTTGCGACCTTCGCATGTGACCGTCAGCCCCCACGGGATCGGGTTGTCCTCGCCCACCACCGGGCCATCAATGAGAGAAAGCCCGCGAGGCACGACCAATTGACGCAAGTTAGTCTCGTGCGCATCGAAGAACGCGGTTCGAACAGCCTCGGTATCGATCGCGGATCCATTCCCCTTAAACCCGTACCAGGTCAGCCGGCGCACCTGTTCGTAGCTGTGGATCGCCGGCGCGGAGGGGCCGCCGAGCGCATCGCTCGTGCCGATGTTCGCCGCGCCGGCCGGCCCTTCATATGCCGCCTTGCTGGCATACCGCGCCTGCTCGACCGCGGCACCGTCCACCTTCTTGTACAGGATCGCATAGGTCGCCGTGCCGTCCCCGACGACGGTGAAGAACCCGTTTGCCGCGGTCGCCGCGAGGCCGGCCGTCGTCGTCGGAAAGAGCGTACCGGCCGCGGCAACGGCGCCGGACTCCGCCAGGGCCGCAGCTGCGGCGCTCTGTGCGGAAGCATCTGCGCTGTCGGCCGCGTCTGCTGCGCTCTGCGTGGCGCCTGCCGTGATCGGGGCCAGCAGCTCGCTGCCGCCGACGCGCACGACGGCGCGGCCGTCTATCGCTCGTACGCTTGCATCGGACATCAGCGTGTTACTCCAGGCGAAATGGTGAAGGGGCCTTCGATCCAGCGGCGCTTGCCGACGGGCGAGATGGTGAGGTGCAGGTCCCAGGCGAGAACGACCGGTTCGGCCGGCTCGAGCCCGTTGACCGGGAACGGCAGGAGGTCCTCGATCGTCGTTTCGTTGATGCGGATCTGCAACGTCGAGGTCGGCACGCCGTCGTCGTCGGTGAGTACGGTGACGGACAGGCCCTGCGCGAGGGGCTGCGCCGCGGTCAGGCTGATCAGGGGCGCGCCGGGCTGGTCGCGATACAGGCGAACCTGCGCAGCTAGCCCCGCGGTCGTCAGGTCGTAATCCGGAAAGTCGATGCGGTAGACGAACGGCGTCCCCCGCTGCACCGTCAGTGGCAGCGTTCCAGGTGTCATAGTAGTTCTCCTGCCGCGCTAGTCGGGGTTGGGCTGCAGCGACTTGATGTTGTGGCTGAGGATGCCGTTCGAGACGTAGGTGTGGGCGCCGGAGACGGTGATCTTCGCGACCGAGAAGGTGCCCGGCACCGCCGCGCCGATGTCGCGCATCTTCGTCCAGGCGCCTGTGTAGACGAGGTGATCGCCGGTCGCCCGCAGCGCGCGGCCGCCGACCACGGCGTCCCAGACGTCGTCGCTGTCGACGATCGTCATCGCCTCGACCGGATAGATCCCCCACGCCAGCGACGCCTCGTGCCGCGTCCACATGCGATCACCGACGACGATGTCCCCGGCGCGTTTGGTCTCGCCGTCTGCGAGCATCAGCGGCGTGTCGACGACGACGCAGTTCCCGCCTGGCGGTGTCGCACCACCACCCGATGCTGGCGGGCTGCCCGCTGTCGGGATCGTCGCGAACCCGACATAGTGGCGCCCGGGATTGTCCGGCGCCACGCGAGCATCGATGTCATCCGCGTACAGCGCGTACGCGACTTCGCCGCCGAGGCGGTCGGGATCGTCGTAGCCGATCGCGCGGAACGCGCCGGCCGCCAGCCCCGAGGCGATCGTTGCGCCGGTGACCGCGACGTCAGGGTGGCCGTCGGTGTACCGGCGCGTGTGATCGCTGATGGTGATCGCGCCTCCGTCCGCCGCAGTGATCGAAAGGCCGATCGGGAAGGATGTGGCAACCCCGAGCTGAAGAGCGGACAGGTTCTCGACCGGATAGCTTTCAGGCACGCTCAGATCCGGAGTGGGTGGCGCAGCGCCCGTCTTGCCCAGGCAAAATGGGTGCTTCGCGTGCGTTTCCGAGCGGCACGTCAAGGTCACCGCCATCGTGCTGCCTTCGATCTCGCGGTTGCGAACGACAACATCACGGGCCGAAAGGGCCGCCTCTGGGATGTCCACGGTGAGGCAGTCCCCGGGGCGATATCCTATTGCATATACCTTGCAGGGCAGGGTGATCCCGTCGAGTTCGCGCGCATCCAGGATGGTATAGAGCCCGAGCTGGGCGCCCTGATCGACCTGCTGGACCAGCGGCAGCCGTATCTCGGTCGGACGACTGCCGCCATCCGCTGCGACATAGTCCGGGATCGGGATCGCATCGAGCGGCACCTCTTCCCACCCGTGACTTTCCAGCCGCACGCGCGGGATAACCGTGTTGCGGCGCAGGCGGCGAGAGGACGTCCCCGGAACGTCGACATCGCCGGCGATGTCGTTCGTGGTAATCGTGCCGATCGATACCCTGGGCGCGCTGAAGCAGCATGATAGCTGGGCGCCAACGGGGAAGACCTCGCCGCCGCCCGACTGAGCGATCATTTTCAGGATGTCCCAGCTGTTATCGCTGGTCGTGTAGACGATGCCGCCGGCCTTCCAGCCGTTTGCGTCGCAGACGTTGGCCCAGTCCACGAAGGGCGCCATGTCGATTCCATCGATCTCCATGCCTCCGCCCGCTACGAGTACGCCGTTTTGTACGCGACCGTAGGCCCATGTGACGGTGTGCAGCGCGGGGTTCTCGGACCAGACGTAGGTCGCCTCCTGGCCCAGTCGGCATGGGCCTGAGCCGCCTGGATAGGTGCTGTCGAGGCGGGGATCGTAGACATAGACGCCCTCGACGATGCGGCCGCGCTGCGGCACGCCGTTCGGATAGACCTTGCCTTTGGTGTCGAACTTCAGCGTCCAGAGATCCGCCGCTAGACCAGACAGGGTGGATCCTGCGCCCCATCCCGGAAATGGGCCCTGCGGGCCGGTCAACGCCCGCGTTTCCGGGCAGGCCCCCAGTTGCTGATCAAGCCACATCCAATTTGCATAGCTGCCGGTGATCGCGGTGCCGGCCAGCGCGACGGCGACCTTGTTGATCAGGAGCGGCCCCAGGCTGCGGACGGGGCCAATACTGTGAACGGTGACCCAGCTCTCCAAGCTGTTCTTCGAACCGTAATACTGACGATGCACCACGTTGCCGCCGCTGTACGTCCTCCCGATCGCTACCGGTATGCCGGCATCCTTATCGATCTTGAACTGGGTCGCGCTGCCCCCGACGCTGCCCTTGGGCGTGCCGGCTGCGAGCGAAAGGACCGCGCTCGCGGCACCGGCTATCGCGCCCACAGCCGTGAACGTGGCGGCCGTCACGCCGAACAGCGTCGCCGACGAAGCAGCCGCGCCGGCAGCCGCGGCCGTTCCGATCAGGCCGGCGCCAACCGCCGCACCGATACCCGTTGCGACGAGCGCGGCTGCGCCGATAACAAACGCTGCGGTTCTAAGCGTCTTCATCAGACCCGCCACGCGCCGATGAACGCCACGGGCTGGAGAATCTCTGCGACTGCCATGTCCTCATGGAAGCCGAGAACACGGCCGTTACCGACCGCGATCGTCAGGGCACCGTCCAAAGGAGCCTCTCCTGGTATCATAACGATGTCCGCGACGCGCGCTGCCGCCGGTGCGATGCGCTCTAGACCGAGAGCGTCTAGCGCCGCGCCAAGGCTGTCGAACCCCGCGCGCTTCAGCGCGCGCATGGCGCCCGCGCCCGTCGTGTACGTGCCCGCCTTGCCGAGCTGGGGGTGGTGCCCCATCCTGCGGAGCACGAACGCAGCCAGACGGACGCAGTCGTTCTTGCCGAGTTGCCATGGCTCTCCCTTGAACCGGTCCACCGCGGCTTGTGCGGCCTGCTGCCTGCGAACCATTTCGATCACAGGCCCATTGCCCCCAGGAACGAGGCGCGCGTGCTTCCCCCGATCACGGAAACCGCCGATGGCGGCTTCTCCACACCCCAATAGCTGGTCCGCTCGATCCCGGTCATGTTGGCGAGCCCCGTCTCTCCCGGCCAGACGAGCCGATGCCAGGCGTCGGACAGTCGTGCGCCGATTTCCTGATCGTGGAATGGCTCGAGGGCTGACGCGCAGCGCCACTCGACCGTCCGCGTTCCCTTGCCCACGCGCAGCCGCGGAACGTCCAGCTCGCCGGCGAACAGCTGCAATGGGTCCGGCACGATACGTCCGGTTTCGCGATTGACGATCGCCAGCCAGCCGTTGACCCTTCCTCCTTGTGCGGTCGCCGACGCAAGTTGCGACGCGGCGATGTTGCTGGGTGGAACGAAGGTCAGGTCCCAATCCGGTGCCTCGTCGCCGACGCCGTCCTTCAGCGTGCCGGCCGCAACGAGTGACCCGAACAGCGGGTCGCTCCCGGTGAATGTCTTGTCGCCCCACGGCACCTCGCCGGCGCCCACGAGGTGCCACATGGTGTGCCCGGGCAGGACAACCTCGACGAGCGGGGCAAGCGGGTGCAGACCCGACCGCAGCGCGGCAGAGGCCTCGGGCGTCAACCGGAATGTCATTTTCGCTCCTGGATCGTAAAGGCGAGCGGCTTCGTGCGGTTGCGCTCGAAGCCGGCGCCCTTGTCGAACCCGATCAGCTGTCCCTCGATCTGAGGATCCACGAAGTGGCAAACGTCGCCATCCGAGCTGATGAAGCGAAGCATCGGCCAAATCGGCACCAGGGCGCGGCCCGCGCCGTCGGCGATCACCTGCGACCGAACCATATGGACGCGATGAACGCCGGCATGCACGATGCTGAAGAACATGCCCCATGATAGGGCGCCGTTCGGGATCATACCCCGGACTGCGAGGGCCGATCCGGTCTGGCCACTGCCGTCGATCATGCCGTTACCGACCACCACCGTGGGCGCATTCGGCATCCGAAGGCGGATACGGGCGTCGGCAGTCGTCGCCTCCATCAATGCGGCGATCAACTGCCGGCTCTGCGCGTCCTGCCGCAATTGCGACGTCGCCACGTCGACAGCGAAGCGGTCCCCCAATCGCGGCACGGGTAGATCCTCGCCGCCGAGCACGCCCTCCTGGTTGCCGGAAAAGAGGCGCGGGCGGATAATGAGATCGGCAACTCGGGCCAAAGGTATAAGGACACTCACCAGCGCCGCCCCAGCTGGCGCGCGCGGCTACGCTGACCATCGGCCTGGCTCATTGCTGCCCCCCCGGCCGCGCCCTGTATGGCGGCCCCGGCATCGCCGGCCTGGATCCTGTCCCAGAATTCAGGGGTCATCAGATTCCCCGAGAAATAATTATGGGTCACCGGAGGCTTCGCGGTGTCGTTGCCGGCGAGCGCGCGCTGGGTCGCGCCTGCTGGCGTCACGCGCGTTCCTTTCGGGAGCTGAGCCATTTCCGGCCCGTGCTCGCCCAATAGCGCCGTGCCGCCGGACCAGTACTCAGTCCCCGACGCCAGTTTCGGAATGCCGCTGCCTAGCGGGTCCATGGCAGAGGGCGTGCCCCCGATGTTCGGGGCGGTCAGAAGGCTCGACCCGCCGGACCCGGCTAGTGCGGAAGCGCCCCCGAAGAGCTTCCCGATCGCGCCGAGCAGCCCGTTGCCGCTACCGCCGGTTGAAACTTTCCCCAGCGTCCATTTCGCGAGAAGTTCGGAAATGACCTGAAGCCCGCGCTCGCGCATCATCTCGAGGAACGAGGTGGTGCCGCCAGTCATAGCCTGCCGGTAGTAGCCCGCCAGATCCTGCACCCCTTGCCGTTGCCGTTCCTGACGCTCTTCGTCGGCAGACCGCTTGGCGTCTCGCTCGATCTGGATGTTCCCCATGATATCGGCGAGCGGATCGTCGTTGCCGAAGAGTGTCTTGAACTGTGCGAGCTGGGCATCCGCCTGGCGCTTCTGCTCTTCGTGGAACGCATCCATGCGGTACCCGCTGGCCTGCCCGCGGGTGATGCGCCCCGCACCGAGCAGGGCATCGATCTTCGCGAGGCTGGTCGCATATTCGTCCGCTGCTGCGCGCGCGGGGTCGAACTGCTTCACGACCTGCTCGAGGTCGCTATCGAGATCGCGGTTGGCTTTGGCCAGCTCGCGCGTTTCCTTCGCTGTGTCGGACGCGGCCGACCGCTGTGCAGCAGTGCGCGCCCACTCGACGTGCCAATGGCCGGTCTCGGCGAAGACCTTCGTCAGGCGCACGCCCTCTGCGGCGAATGCGTCCTTGATCTTCTTCGCGGTGACGCCAGCCTGGAACTGGATGTCGAGCGCGTTGCCGCGCTCGTGCGCGCTGGTGCCGGGTTTGGCGACCGGGTTCTCCTTCGGCTTCCCCTGCGCCACCCAGGAATCGTAAAGCTGCTTCTGACGCGCCGTGCTGCGGTCGGCACTGTTCACCTGAAGGCCGGCCGCGCGCGCGATCGCCGAAGCCTCCGACGAAGAAACCTCGCGGCCGTACTGGCGCGCGGTCTCGCCGACGGCCTTCTGCTTATCCTGCTCGGCTTTGATGGCAGCCTGCTTCTCGGATTCGATCTGCCTGAGGCGCGCGATCGAGGCGGCGCCGACCTGCCGGCCAAGCCGCGCCTCTTCGCGCTGCTGGTCCTTCAGCGTCTTGATGCGGTCGTCGTAGGCCTTCGTGATAGCCCGCACCGGATCGAGCGAGGTGACGGCCTGTTCCGCGGCAAGGTCGACGCGCGTGACGTTGACCTGGCGCTCGGCGTCCTTGACCAAAGCGTCGGCTTTCGTCCGATCGGCGCGCAACTTCGCGACGCGATCCGCGCGCGCCTGGTTCTGCAATGCCGCGGCGCCCGTGGTCGCGCCAGTAAGCGAGAAATCTCCAAGGTCAGCCTCTGCCGCTGCCAGTGCCGCGGCCGTTGCCTGCCGGGTCGCCAAGGCTTGGTCGCGTTTCTGCCTTGCCAGCAGGTTCGCGCGCTCCGCAGCTGATCGCTCGCCGTCAGCTGAGTCGCGCAGGGCCTTGTCCTGATCCCGGAGCGCCACCGTCAGGCCTTCGACGCTGCGAGCAAATCTAGCCTTGGCGCGCGCGGCCGCATCGCTTTCGGCAGCGTCCTTCTTCAGCTTGTTGACGCCGTCCTCGACGGCGTTGTTGGTATCAAGCAGCTTGCCCAGCAACGGGCCGAGCACCAGCATCCCCGCGGTAATCGCCAGACCCCACGGCCCGATCATGAAACGCGCGAAGTTGCCGGCCCTGCCCTCCAGGTTGGAGAACTGCCCCGCCAGCTGGCCTCCCTGTATCGCGACGACCTGCAACACGTTCGCGCCCATCGACAGCTGGGTGAACGTGTCCTGCACCTGGTAGGACACGCCTTGCATCGCCCCGCGTAGCGCGCCGGCCGACTTCGAGTATACCGCATGACCGCCGCTCACCGCGTCCAGCGCGGCGCGCTCCTGGCGCAGCTTTGCGACATAATCGTCGAGCGATATCGCGCCGGCGCTGATCAGCGTACGGGCCTCCGCCATCTCGCGGTCAAAGCGCTGCTGTGCGCCGAACGCCGGATCGATCGCGGCGCGCAGGGCGGTCGCGCGCGCCTCCATCTTTGCATAGGCAGCTTCGAAGATCGCCGCCGACGATTCCGCGCTCTTGCCTATGCCGTCGCGAACACCCGCCGCCATGTCCAGCTTGGTCGGGTTCAGGCCTGGGAGCAGCGCCGCGAGCTTCGTGGCCTGCCGGTTCGCGAACTCGAGGGCGGCGTCAGCGTCGCGGCTGGCTTTGACATACGAGTTCGCCAGCCGCTTCGCCGAGGCGTCGCCGACCGCGCCGATCGCGTCGAGGTCGGCAACGACCTGCGCCTTGCCTTCCGTACCCAGCCGAATAGCGATCTGACGAGCCATCGGACCTCCTATTCGGTGAAATCGTCGGGCTCTTGGCCCGACAGGTTGTCGACGATGACCGGCTCGACGGACGGCATCACATCGGCAAGAAGGGCGAGATCGACGCCCAGTGCGCTGCCGACACTCATGATGGCGCCGAAATCGAGCCCGAATGGAACACCGGTGCCGCCAGCGCGAAGCTGCCGGTCACACGACGTCAGGACGCGCCAGACGCCTTCTTCCGCCTCGGTTTGCGGTTCGTTGGCGACGTACGGGCACTCGTCGCACCGACGCCCCGTGTCGGCCGTGCAGGCTTGCTGGCAATATCGCTGTCCGGCGTCGCCGCCGCCCCAGTGCCATTCTGAGAGGCGGCGAAGGCGTTTCCCGGCTCTGCCCGCTCGCGCTCCGCCGTGACGAATGGCACGACATAGGCGGCATCGAACGCTTCGAACGTCACCGGATCCGCGAGAGCCATCGCCAGGCTCTCAGCGGAGAACGGGAGATCCTCACCGACGCCTGAGTCCGCATCGTCCGCCATCAGGCAGACGCCACGCCAGTCACGCACACCCTCGACGATCAGCGCCCGGCTCATTGCGTCGCCCATCTCCTCGAGCATGTCGATTGCCGAGGTGCCGTCATCGTCTGCCTCGGCCGCCGACACCGCCCGCGCCGCGCGCCGGGCGCGCATGAGCATCGGGCGGTCGATCGGCGCGAACAGCACCTCGGCGCCCATCACGGGGGTCCATGCGTCCCCCTTCGGCTTGCGGACGACCAGCATCAGGCGGTGTACGACGGGACGTCGTTGATCAGCGTGACCACGACCGAATTGCCTGACGAGGCCTTCGACGACTGCCAGTTGAACTGCTGCATGATCCCGTTGGGACCGGTCACCGGCTTCTTTGCCTGCGGCATGAACACGCGGCCGACGAGGAAGATCAGGCTGTACGCGCCATAGGACCAGCCGAATGACAGTTCCATGGGCGTGGGCGGCGATGCCGTTGCCGCATCGAGCAGCACCCGGTCCTTGAAGCGCACATTCACCGATCCGGTCATCTGCGCCATGCCCGGGTCGCTGTCCTCGATACGGCCGTCCGGCTGGATCGTCTCGACCTTCTCCAGGTTGTTGCTGAAGGTGAAGTCGGCGCCCACGACGCTACCGAGAAGCTGCCCGTCCTTGCGGACGAAGCCGACGGCCTGCGGGAAGCGGGTTGTCGCCAGCGACGCCGGATCTTCAGCACCGACAGTCGCGTTGGCCGGCGTGGTCTCGCCGATGCAGATCAGGCTGCAGGTCGCGTTGAGCAGCCCGGAGCGCGACTGCGAGATCCGGAGCTGGTTGCCGCGCGCGCCGCGGTTCACGGAGAACGCCGGCACCTCCGGGGCGCCGATCTCGATCGACATCGAGGGCAGCACGGTAGCGCCGGACTTGAAGACGTGCGTGTATGCGCCCGCGGAACCGGCCACGGTCGGGTCGCCGAAGAAAAGGCGAAGCCAGCGCCCGAAGTTGCGGACGTCGACCGGCACCACGATGTCACCGTCGTTCGTCGCTACGTCGGGCGTCGGGTCCTGCATCTCGCGGCCCATCCCGAGCAGGTCGCTTTCGATCAGCGGGCGCTCTTCACCGAGCGAATGACTGACCAGCGGCACGTTGAACCACGCGGCGGTGTCGCTGGGCACGACGCCGGGCGTGTCTTCGAATGCGGCAACGACCTTGGCGTTCGAGCCGCGGGCGCGGGTGGGGGCGACGGCCATTCGGCTTCTCCTTCAGGACAGTTCGGAATTGGTGACGTAATTGACGGTGAGCACGAGCTCCGCTCCGCGGGGCGGCGCTGCGCCCTCGGTGTAGATGTCTTCGCTGCCGGGGGCGGTGATGCTGATCCATTCACACAGGCCGCCAAGGCTGCGATCGGCGGCAATGGCGTTGCCGAACCTCACCAGCATCGCGTCTAGCGCTTCTTCGCTGGTGAGTTCCGCTGTCTCGGCCGCGGTAAACTCGATCGGAATGCGATGGGACCAGTTATAGGCGAGGGGGCTGAGATCGATTTCGGGCTCGCCTGGCTCACCGGTGCGAATGACGATCCTGCCGCCCGCTGGCACGCGAGACGGTGCCGCTTCTTCGCCATCTAGGCCAACGACCTCGGCGAGAGGCACTGCGACAGCAGTGCGCAGCTTCAGGGCCTTGAGGATGTCCAGCTTCTTGCTCATTTCATCCCCAGTTGCGCGACGAAACGGGCCTCGAAGTTGGCCGCCCAGCGCTGCGCGACGGCGTCGAGGTCAAGGACCTTCGGCAGTCGCACGCTCGGGACCATGACGAACATCAGAACCGGTTTTGGGTCGCGCCCTTGCGCGATCCGGCCCTTGGTCGCGCGGCGAAAACCGCGCCCGTTGCGTGCGCCGACGGCGTTGATGAAGGCGAGCACCCGGCCGGACCGGCCTCGCTTGAAGAACAGGTCCTGATTGAACGCGTTCTCGACCTGCTCGGGCGTCATCTTGTTGCTCGACCCGCGCCGGCCGCGCGCATTGGGAACGTTCTTGGTCGGAATGGCGAGGAACCGCCGGCCGGCGAGCGGCACGATCTGCGCGCCGCGCGAAAAGGCGTCGATGATGTCGGGCGCGTTCGACCAGATGTATCCGCTCGGGGTCATACTGCGGCGACGCTCAGGGAACACGCGGTCGCGCCACGTATTCGCCAGGCGCTGACCCATTCCTGCGCTGGTGACTTGCTCCCGCAGCTCGAGCAGCGCCTTGTATGTCGTGTCTCGCATGGCGAGGGAGGCCGCCTCGGCAAGGTCGCCCTCGATCCCGTCCATCAGCGCCTGCATGTCGGACACGCCGACGCTGACCTTCACGCGACGGGGCTTCCGCCGATGGTGGACGAGAGCCCTTCGACGTCGTCCATCGCCTCGCCGAGCAGCTTGAAGCGATTTCCGCCTATCCGGACGACGTCGCCCCGCGCTGGCACGGCGACATCGGATTTGCGGATCTCGAAGACGTTGGTGCCCTCGATGACCTGCTGGCCGGCGAAGCCGACGGCCCTGTCGGGTTGCCCGCGGATGACCCGGATGGGTTCGGCTCGCTCTGCGCCACCCTTCGGGGTGTAGAACGCCTCGTCCGATCCTGGCGCATAGAACAGCACGTCCAGCGCCATCGCGAACGGGTCCATGATCAGGCCTTGTTCTGCCGGCGATCGCGGATAGCGTCGGCGAGGTCGGCCTTGATGGCTGCGGGTCCGATCTCGACACCCTCCGCCGAAGCGACCGTGCGCAACTCGTCGATCTTCAGCGCATCGACATCGTCAGCCTTGGCGAGGCCAACCTTGATCAGGTCAGCGGCTTCGTCCGGGGAGGCGTCGATCGGGCCCTCGCTCGGATACCGGATCTTCCCGGCGACTGGCGCGGCGCCGATCAGCACGATCTTCTTCATTCGCCGTCTCCGAACAATGGACGGGCGACGTGTCGCGCACGCCGCCCGTCAGTTTTCACCGGGTAAAGGGGGAGGGAACCCCGGTGGGTTAGGCGGCGATCTGACCGGTGAGCTTCACGCGTCCCGTCGCATCCGCCGAGGCAGCTGCCTGGGTGAACGCGCCGATCAGCACCGTGCCGCTTGCACTGGTGGTCACGACGAACGCGGTGTTATCCCAGTATGCCTTGGCGCCCGCGGTGACCGCACCAGCCGCCTTCGGCAGGTCGAAAACCTCCTCGGTCACGCCGACGACCGGAGCGCCGGATGCCGCAGCCGCCGAAGCCACCGCGAAGATAGCGCCGACGAGAAAACCCTCGCCGCTGAGAAGCGCGCGCGGGGCGGTGAGGGTGAGGTTCTCACCCTTCTGCACATAGTTTTTCATGCTGTGTCTCCCTGTCCGGGCTCAGCATCGCCGAGCCGGGACCGTTGGGTTCAGGCCGCGCGCGCCGCGCGGATCGCCGCGACCATCGCGGGCTTGGTATTGGCACTGCCGAGGTTGATTCCCTCGTCCGTCGCGAGGGATTTGAGCTCCTCGGCCTTCAGGGCGTCGAGCCCGTCGTCCTCGGCGTCGTCGCCCTCGGTCGGAAGGTCCTCGGGAGCGCCATCAAGGCGACCCGAGTCCTTCAGCTGGTCGGCCTCGGCGTCCGAGACGGTCAGCGGCCCTTCAACGGGGTAGCGCACGGCGCCGGCGATTACGGCCGGGCCGATCAGGTTCACGATCTTCATCGTCTATCCTTTCGGTTCGGCTCAGTTGCCGGGGTTGCGGTAGAAACCGCGGAAGTCGAGCGTCGCCGCACCGACGTCGAGACGAGCCTTCGTCTTGATGCCATCCACGTCGAAGCCCGCCTGCGTCTCGATGAAGACGCCTTCCTGACCCTCGAGGTGCGACAATTCGATCGTGTCGATCGAGCTGGGATCGGCGATCAGATACCAGCTGTTGTCGGTGATGCGCGGCTCGACGATCAGCTGCAGCTTGCCCGCGAACGGGTTGACGTTCGACGTCTGCTGGGCGGTGACGGTGGTGAGGAACTGCTCGGCCTCCGTCTGTTTGGCAGGGCCCACGATCAGGAACGTCGGGCGGACGGTGATGAAGCCGCCCTCGGCCGACTTCTGCTGGGCCATGGCAGTCCGGCCCGCGGTGACCGATGCCACGGTGATCGCGGCACCGGTGCCGAGGTTGCCGTGCTGCGGCGAGAACAGCGCGAAGCCGTCACCCATCGTCGGGTTGCTGATCACCAGACCCCACACGAGATCGCTCTCGAGGTCGCGCGCCTTGAACCCGAACTGCGTCGGGATGCGGGAGAACAGACGCTTGTCGTCGTTGATCAGCGCCTGGCGGGTGATCGCGATGATGCGACCATAGGTCTGCAGGCGATAGCTCATGCCGGTGTCGGACATTGCGCCGTAGGTGAACTCGGCGTTCTCACGGACCAGGAGCAGCGAAGGCGCGTCGCCCAGGCCGATGATGTTGGTGTCCTTGAAGTCCGGCAGGGTGCCGCGCGAGACGATCGGCCCGAAGGTCTGCGGAGCCGACTCGTACGCCGCGCGGACGCGCTTGCCCGCGGCGTTCGACAACGCATTCGCGAAGTCGCTCGTCGTGTGCGCTCCGTAGCGCAGACCGAGGGCGGCGCCTGCGATCTCGAGCTTGTTGCCGCCGAACACGCCGATGCCGGTGCGCATGCAGTAATCACGCGCCATTTCCATCATGGTCATGCCGCGGAACTCGCGGGCTGCCGTGGCATCCGCCTCCGGAACGGTCGCGTTCGGATCGGCGCGCAGGATGACTGCGGCTTCGATGGCCCGGCGATAGCCGTCGTTCTCGGTGCCGCTGCGGCCGGCGCGGGCATCGATCGTCGGCAGGGTGCGGGCATCGATGAGACGCTCCGAGATCGCGCGTTCGAAGTCGATCGCGGTCAGCGGCGTGGCTTCGTTGCGAACGATCAGTTCACGCGCGAAGGTGTCGCCGAGATCGGCCGAGCGACCGCACCGCTCATAGATGACGGTGGCGGTCACCGTCGGCGCGGCGCGGTTTTCGATGACGGGTGCCGGCGCCGGATCGGCGGCGGGCTGGACGACCGGCGCGGGATCAGCCGCCGGCGCGATCCGGGATCGGGCATTTCATTCTCCGTATTGGGAGCGGCGGCGCCGCGGATGGTGCAGGGGTGATCGCCGCCCTGCGCGGCACTCCGCTGGCGCACTTGCGCCGCGGCATCGAATGGCACCGTGACGAACGAGAGCTCGACTGGCTCCCAGTCCGTCGCCAGCATGTGGGGATATTCACCCTCACGCTCGGTGCGCTGAAACTCGAACACGTTGTAGGACACGCTCAGGGAGCGGATGTGGCCATCGATGATCTTGGCCACAGTGTCGGCGACGTCCGGGGTGCGTGCGAGCCGGACGCGACAGAGACCCTCGCCGTTCTCGATACGGACGCTGCCAGGGACGACCGAGCCCAGTACGCTGCTCAGGCTGTACGTGCTGTGGCTGTCGAGCAGGCAGGCGCCCGCGTTTAGGCGACCGAGGCGGATGGCACCGGGGTCCATGCTCAGCTCTTCGGTGTAATAGCCGCCGTCGAGCCAATCGAAGCGCAGGCCGGCTGCGCCGATCGACCAAACGACCTCAATCGAGTTGTCGGCTTCCTGGTAGGACGCCGGGCGAACGTCCGCGGCGCGAAGCATGGTGGGTGCGCTCACAGCGCGCGTTTCCAGCGCGGGTGCGGGATCGGGCATCAGCTGTTTCCTTGTGCGGGGGCGGTCTGGCCGCCGGCGGCTTGGGTCGCCGTGAAGGGGTCGCCCTTGTAGAAGAGGCCCTGATCCTGCTGCTTGGTCAGGTCGGCCTTCGTTTC